CGCCAGTTCGCGCCACGGGATCGCCTTCGCAGATGAATTTCGATGATCCCGGCACAATTGGCGTTACGCCATGACCGGGAATGGGGCAGGAATGGAGATCACCTTTTCTGGCGATAAGCTTTCCTTCGCAGATCCACTTGTCTGCAGACGAAATTACGGTGCCGCCATGACTGGAGGTATCACCGAGACGAACGATCAGTGGCATCAAGCGAGATTTCCGTTGGAGGCGGTAAAGGTGATATTTGCCGCATCAATCGTGACAGTGTCGTCGCTGATGAAGAAGCGCACCCCACCTTTGACGATAACAGCGTCGGGCCCGTCATGCGGGCGAGGGTTCGCGTTCGAATGCGTCGAGAAATCGATGACGGCGTCAGTCAGGTCACCGCTTTCCGACATGACATCAACCTGCTGTCCGACCGTTGGCGGGATATGGGTCGAGATCCCGCCAGCTGCGATTTCCTTCCATGGGATCCAGCCGGTTCGGAAAGGTTGCTCGCCGCCTTCGATTTTCACACGGGCGACGCCCTTGCCATGGTCGATTTCGTCGATTACGCCGGTTCGACGATGATTGGCCAGGCGACGCTCGACCTCAAACAGTCGACGTTGCATCTCGACGAGAATATCAGCAAGTGTGTCAGCCATCAGATTTTCTCGAAATCGATCCGCGAAATGTCCGGCTCTGTCGCTTCCGCTGCCAGCGGCGGTACATCACAAAGCGCCCTCGCCTCATCCAGCGTGAAACCGAACCGTCGGCGTTGCTCTATGGAGTTAAGCTGGGTGACGGCCAAGCCCATCAGGTCTTCCAGTTTCTGCAAATACGGATGCTGTACCGCTTCCATCTGATCGAGCAGTTTTTGCCATACAGAAGTCGATGCAACCGGCTCGCCGTAAACCGGATCCGGAAGCAAGTCGCAGGTGATGCTTTGCTGATGCGCTGCCATACGGGTGCCAGTCTCGGCATCTGCCGTTCGCCTGCGCTCGACTTTCACGACATCGCGAACAAGCGTCCGCCAGATCTCTGCCCATGGATTGTCGGGATCCATCAAGGCGGCGATAGACTGTCTATCGACAACATCAAGAAACAATTCGAAGGCAGAGTCAGTTGCGGGTATTCCCGGAATGATCGTGCTTTCACCTGTCTCCTGATCGGTTTCGACCATCGACGCTGCGACGCCGGTTTCAATCAAAAGTTCCGTAAGTCCGTTCTGCCAGAGGCGTCGCGCACCGCTCAGATCTTCCGCCTTCGATCCGTCGGTATAGACCGAGATAAAGGGCTTCTCCTGATCCGTGCGAAGGCTTCCGTCCGCCCCTACATCTATCGATCCAATTTCACTGTCGAGAACGTTCGCGCCAACAGACGTAGCACCGTTAAGCGCCCCGATTGTCGCGATACGTAGTGCAATTCGACCTATAGACATCAGATCTGCCCCAGTTTCACGACAATGAGATTACTATATCGATCCGATACTGCGGCGACTTCAAACCAGGGCTTGCCCGCCCGATCATTCGCGCGGACCTTGTCGCCTACTTTCGGAACTGGACCGGTATAGGTTGAACGATCCAGAAACAATTCCGCCTCGCCAAGTGACAGGCGAGATCTATAAGTCCCGGTAGGACCAGGTGAACGGGAGTCGTCACCGCCAACGTGCAGGATCGCATCGATCTCAATCATCTGCCGGTCAGGATCCGCGACCTGCCCTTTCATAAAAGACAGGCGAACCGACTCGCCATAGCTACGCGTCATCTTTTGATCGACCATAGCTTCCAGTTTTCGCCAGTTCGCCATGTCGCTTATACCGAAAGGCGCACCGCGCCGAAGTCGGATGGGTTCGCTGCCGCTTCGGTAGCGTGACCGATGAAGGTGTTACCCGTCGCTGTGGTCGAGATATTCTTGTCAGCGGCAACGTAATAGACCTTGGCACCCACCGACCAAGCCTGCGCGGAAACCTTCGGCAATCCGAAGACGCCCTTTGTTGCGATTTCAACATCATCGCCAGCTTTTGCGGAGAACTGGGCAACGCCGAACAGATCGCCGACAACGACCAGGTCGCCAGACTTTACGTCAGCCGGAGCCGGAACGGTGACGCTGTCACCCGGCTGAATATAGTTTTTCATGGGAGTTTTTCCTTATGAAGGATCAAAGCGGAAAGGACGGCGGGTCGAACTGACCCGCCTGCTGTTGATCAAGCTCCGGCGTTTTTGTAGCCAAAGCGATAATCGGTCGCGCCACAGCCGAAGTCATGTTCGACCGACATGCTGAAACCCTGACGCCCGAACGGTTCGTCCATGCGCACGCGCGGTGCCTCGTAGCCTTCCAGATAGCCCCAGCGATAGTTCGAGCCTGCGGAAGGTTCGCCGAACAGATGCCACTCGTTGCCCTGGATCTGGTTCGTTTCGATCAACTCGAACTTGCCGGAGAAGATATTGACAGTGGAAACCGTCGCAGGCGTGATCGAGGCAAGAAGCTTTTCGGCCTCGGTCAGCTTATCTGGTCCGACCAGCATGATACGAGCTGCATTCGACAACAACGGATTGCCGTCTAGGCTCTTTTGCTTGCTCATCGCCTTTCGGCCATCACCGACACTGTCGACGGTTATGGCAGAAGGCGTACCGGCAAGGTTCTTATGATCCGCGTGGAAGACCGGCTTTCCGTCAGCAAGGTTTCCGTTGAAGGCACTTGTATAGAAAGTAACTTCCTCAAACAGCGCGACAGAACCGCCGTAACTCGTCAACAGTTCCGAGATCGCGCCCAGATCATCATTAATCAGCATCTGGCGGCTGATGTTGAGCGCGATGGCGTAGCTGAACGCCTGCACCTGTTCCTTGCCTTCACCGAACGAGCCGTATTTGATCTCGCCGTTTTCCAGTACCTTTTTCAGGAGCGGGAAATCACCGACCTTGACGGTGGTATCCGGGCGGAAATCACGGAAGTTGCGTTGACGCGCAAAGCGTCGGAACGTCGGCTGGGCAAGCGCATAGCGCTGCTCTAGCGTCCGGTTCACTGCACCTTCGAAGATCGCCGGGAAATCCGAGGTCGAGTGCGAAGCGCGCGTAAACACATCGTCGATGTCACGGGCATTCATCATGCGACGACCGCGATAGTTGACGCTCTCGGCAGCCAGATCGACAAGGCCCATACCCATATACTGGCGAGCAGCTGCGGAAGGACCAGCCTGCGGCGTCGGAGCACCGAGACCGTATGCCAGCGCCTCAATCTGGGCTGACCGACGAGTGACCGCCTCATCGTGGACCACATCGACACGCACACGGCTGTCGGTCGGGCTCTGGCGCTCATTCGAGACCATGTGATCAAGAAGCAAGCTGCGGAACTGCTCGACCGGTGTGCCAGAGCGAACATGCTCGCGACCGAGATCCGGAAAACCGGAACGGGCAGCCAGATCCTCAATAACACTGGATCGTTCACGCTCGGCGCGCACGCCTTCATCGACAGCAGCTCGGATCGAAGGATCCACCGTCGGTGCGTTGCGCTGCTCGCTTTCCATCCGGGTTATATCCGCACGGACCTGGTCGGCCTCAGCCAGAATACTCGCGTGTTCCTGTTCGATTGCCCGAACCGCATCTTCATCGAGATCATCAGTAATTCGGGCGCGAGTAGCTTCCGCACGGTCAGTGATTTCTTTCAGCTTCGAACGCAGACCCAGCAAGGCAACGTTGGCACCGATCAGGTGCATTCCGTCAGGCTGTACGAAAGCACGATAATCGAGGGATGCTGCATGCGATGTATCTGCGGCGAACAACGCCATAGCCAGACCGACGCAGAAAAATGCGGCGACGATCGCGAAAATGTAAGCACCCTTTTTCATGGTGTGCGTTTCCTTCTATGTACCGGGCAAAACAAGCGCCGTCGCCCTGCAACCCCGGAGAATTGCAGGCGGCAAACTGGAAATGGGTGATTGCTGGTTAAGCGAGTCGGCGGACGGCTTCCGCCATTCTCATCCGCGCTGATGCTGCAAACGTCGAGACGGGCTTGCGGTCGATCAAAAGCGGAAACGTATCGGTTTGATTGCGCACCTGTGCGCCGGGATCTGCCGGAACCGTCACGAACGAAATTTCGTTTGGCGTCCAGCGTTCGACGAACACCTTTTCGACCTCGCCCTTTTTCTGGGCTTCCTCAATCCGGATCTTGTCGATGGAATAGCCGACCGACACATTCTTGATGATGCCATCGGAGACCAGACCGAACATACGGTCGGCGCGCTCGTCGAGCCCGGCTTTTGGAAACCGGACCTTGGCTTTACCCTCACCGCCGTCAACCCACGCCCGCTCGACAACCGCGACCTGCGAAAATGTCGACCAGACGGAATGACTATCCAGAACCGGCGCACCAGCATTCATCCGCGACAGGTCAATTGCCTTGTCGCTGACAAGCAGGATCTCGTCGAACGGGACAACCGTATCCCAACCGACATAACGGCGACGGCGAACAGTTGCGCCGGTAGTCCATACCAGATCCAGCGTGCGCGTTTCAGCATCTACACCGGAAGGCAACAGCCGGACTTCCTGCATCTGCATCGGCAGACTGTCCGGCATTTTGCGCAGGTTAAGTTTCGTCATCGTTTTCGTCCTTCTCAGGAGGATCGTCGGTATCGACGGGCTGCTGGACCTGACCCGCCTGCGAGATGCGGCGTGGATCGCTGTCTAGAATGATGCCGCGCTTGTCGAGCTTGTCATTGTCAGACTGGATTTCGTCCAGAACGTCGTCCGTGTTCTCGCCAGTCTCGGCGATTGCGGATGAGAGCGAACGAAAACCGGCGCGAACTTCCTTGATCCTGGCGTTCACATCTTTCAGCGGATCCGCCGAGTAGAAACGCGGCGGCGACCATTCAACCGCCACTGTCGGAGTGCTGATCTTCCCGGCGAGATAGGCAGCTTCACAGAACCAGTCCCACATCGGCTGCAATAGCATCGGTATGATGATCTGCCATTGCAGCATTGAGATCATGCGCCGGAAGCCTTCCAGACCGATCTTGCTCGACGAGTAATTGACCTTGTCGAGGCGACCCGTCATCAGTGCATAGGGAACGCGCCAACCAGCTGAGATCGTATGCAGCATCGAAACCTTATAAGGATCGTAGCTGTCGGTTACGGCTGGCTGTGAGAATTTCATATCTCGACCGCCAACTGCATTGTAGAACATGCCCGGCGTGAACTTTTCGACACGCTGGCCGTGCACGTTGTAAATGCCCGGTGTTGTCGCTTCGCCATCCTTGCCGGTCAGCGGCAACCCTATCGTGTCGTCAATGTCACCGCCGGTCATCACACCGACAATGCAGGACTCAAGGCGCTTTCTGACAAGCTCTGACTGCTCATACTCGGCAAGGTCGAATGTATCGTCCATTGCTGGCGTCCCCCATGGAACGCCCCGGACTTGCGTGCGCTGTTTTTCGAAGACATGCGCAATATCAGCTGCGGGAACAGGCTTCGAAACGATGGTCGATTGCGGGTCAAAAAAACTGTTTCCGGGGTGGGATCCGAACATCCAGTAGGCGCGCTTGCGGCCTATCGCATCGAACTCGATCCCCTGAATTGCCTTGCCGCCGCCAGATAACACCCCTTCCTTGGTACTATCGAGCAGATCCGATTCAATCACCTGCAGCTGCAGCGGAACCGGCAATCCATCTTCTAACCTGCGGCGGCGACGGCGTACAATACCGTCACCGCTTTCAAACATCTCTCGAACCGTCAGGGCAACTATGCCGTTGAAGTCGAGATCGCCATCAGCATCGCAAACCTTGCTCCATTCCTGGAACAGTTTGATTGCTTCTTTGTCTTTCGACCGCGGAATAATGCCGTCGCCGATGGCATGGCTGACCAGCTCGGAAACAGCTTTCGCCGCATAGGGATTATTGCGGACCAGATCCCGCATACGGTCTCGGAGCTTGCGACCGGCGCGAGCGATCTCGGCATCTGCCGAGGTCGATTTCGCGCGACGACCAGATTTCAGGCGATTTGTTTCCGCACCCGAATAACTGCGCTGGACGATCTCCATCGCAGCGCGGTGACGAACACGACGCAAGCCTGCCTCCGGCGACACATAGCCGATGGCCTTATCAAGAATGTTCCCGATGCCCATTAGTCTAACGCCGCCAGAATGGTGCGAGGACCACGCGATTTACGGGCACGAAGATCCGCAAGTGCTTCCCGCATGTCTTTCAAGGAATGATATTCCACTTCACGGCGGGTGCCGCCTGAGTGGAAGATGACTTTCTTCGCGCCGGTCAGAATGGCTTCCTCTAGCGCTGCGATCTGATCGTCTATTGACGCCATGACTATAACCACTCCGAAGGTGCGATCTGTGGAAGGGATGAAACAGGTTTGATTTCCGGTGGCGTCGACAGTTCGCCCTCACGGTGCGCCCAGTTCGCATTCACCATCTGGCGTGCTGCAAAGGCATAAACCGTGCAGTCGAGAGCTTCGTGTCGTCGTCCCGGCACCGGAACGAATTGCCGGACAGTTTGTCCGCGCGAGTATTTGACTACCAGCTGCTCGCCCACGAGCTGCTCGAACCAGACATCAGGCAGAGCTTTCGAGAAGCGCATGGAACTGGCACGCGCCAGCCGACCAAAAATATGGCTCTTGATGCCGTCGACACCGACGATGAACAGCTTGCCACCCTTCACGGTTGATTTGGATTTCTCAATCCATGGCCGGTTGCCACCGACGCCCTTGATCGCAAACACGCGCCTGCGGAACCGTGGGAATGCATAACGATAGACAGTTTCCATCGTTTCGCCGTCCGAGCTATCGATGCAGGTGGCATCGACCTTGATCTTGCCGCCGAGCGGGTGATCCCATTGCGTGCCGAGCGCGACATCCAATTCCGACCAGGTTGTGTGATCGTCGTATCGCCCCCAAATCACCTCATGTCCGAGGGCGTAAGGAATCCCCTCTTTGTCCCAACCTATGAAGGTGATTTCCAGTCGATCATCCTGCACGTCAACGCCTGCGGTGATGATGAGAACCTGAACAGGAATGCCGGTCGTGGCCGTCGCATCGTCATCGTCTGGAGTTTCCGCAACCAGGCTGAAATCTTCGGCGCGGCTCGCAAGCTCGATATCATCCAGCTCATCGGTGTTTTCCTTCCAGCCTTGCGCAAGGATCGTGTTGATGAACGTTTGAAGCTTCGACGGATCATTCTTCGCGCCGACAAACTCTTTCGCCAACCGACCCCAAGACGCATTCGGGAGCAAGGATATCAGGGCATTCATCCGAAATCCTGCGTGGTCCTTTACTTCCGGCTTCAGTGCCCGCCAGCGACCATTCGCAACCATGCCGGGTTTATGGCGCTCATCGATAACCGATCCGCACTCCCGGCAAACATAATACGCTTTTTCCGGCTCGCCTTCCGGCCACTGAATGTCTGACCACTGGATCTCGTGGAAGTGCCCGCACTCAGGGCAAGGCACTTCATAAATTCGCTTGTCCGACTGCTCATAGGATTGCAGCACATGGCTGGTTTCCTCATAAACCGGCGTCGACCCCATAACGATCTTGCGATCCGCAAACGACAGGGTCCGGCGCTCGGCGAGCAGGATCGGCGACCCTTCCTTGGTCGCCGACATGCCGTCCGCCTCGTCGATAAACAGGATGCGCACATTATGGCGGCGCAGGTTGCGGGGTGCCTTCGCAGCAATGACTTTCAGAAAGCCACCTGGAAAGCGCCGGGAAAGCAGAGTGTTTCTTCCACCCTCATCCACATCGCCGGTCAACAACCCGTTGAGCGCGGGCGAGGCATCAAAGATCGGCTCGACATCCGAAACCATATAGTCGCGGCAGTCGGCCTCAGTCGGCAGGAGCGAAAGGATCGGCGACGGATCGTTCGAACAGAAACTGGCCATCGCGCTTGTCAGAAGCGTCGTGAAGCCGACGCGCACCGGCTTCACCAGTGTGACACGCTCTATCGCGCTGTCGCCGATAGCGTCGGCAATCTCGCGCTGCGGTGGCCAGAGCCTGACCCGACCAGTGAGAGACGATACACCCTCAGGAAGATAAACTGTCTGCTCAATCCAATCCGAGAGCTTCAGTTTCGGTGGCGGCGTCAGGGCTTCCCACACCACCCGCCGCAAGATCGCCAGAGCCGTCGTCATCGTCCTTTTCACCAAGCTCTGTAAGTGCCGTGCGAATTTCCTCGTCGATCAGGTCGACATCGAAAGTGGTTAGGTGGGGCAGCATCTGGCGGCATCTGGATGGAACCGCCATCATGACGTTTCGGACCCGTCGGGCTATCGAAACCCATTCGTTGCGAACCTCGGCAATCGGGACCAGTTCCTTGCGCATTGCAGCATTACGCAATGCTGCCTGGTCGGCCTGCTCTCGCGCCAGTCTGGCGCGTTCTGTTGCGAGCGTATCGACATTGTCACCGCCTCGCCCCGCCGCGATCCCGCGCAGGTGCTCGCAATAGAGCTGGACGGACTTGCGCAGGTCGAAGCGATTCCGACCTGTCTTCACGATGATTCCACGCTCAACGTAATCGGATATTGCCCGCTTCGACACGCCCAGGATCTCTGCGAGATCCGCCGCTGTTATCTCGGCATCGTTTTCAGGCTGTTCGTCATCCTCAACCGGCTCTTGCTCCGGCAAAAGCGGCTGCGCGGCCTGATCGACGTGCTTCTTGTGCGATTTGGCAGCAAAGCTGGGGCTGACATTGAACTTTTCCGCTGCCTGCCGGACGGTATGGCCTTCCTCAATGAAGGCTATGACCTGCTGGCGCAGCTCGTCTGAATACCCTTTGGCCATGTGATTCCGATTCCATTCAAAGGGCGGTGGAATCCCCCTGTAAAAATTCGCAGAGACCGAAATCCCGCAGTCGCGCTCACCCGCTCCGGTGATAGACCCGGAAAAGGACCCAATGGAGGGGGATGGGGTCAGGATCGGTCGGTCGGGCGCGCCCGCCCCTCGATCCGCTCACTGGTCGAGGCGTTCACTCGCACGATCTCATTAAGGCAGCAGCTTTTTGAGAGCAGCATCGACACGCTGTTGCAGCAAAGGTGCCGCCGTTCTCTCAAATGCCGATCTTGTCGCACCCTTGGTCATTTCCACCGGGATGAAAACACCCGACCGGGTATAGGTGATTTTGGTTCCAGACTTATTCAGCCTATGAAAAGCGTGGCCGTAAAACTTTGGAACGTTGACGCGACCGGGGAAGCGTCCGCCTTTCAGAAACGATCCCGCGAACAACTTCCGCTGCCCGAATGGCTTTGCGGAAACGCCTGCACGCAATTCGCGAGGCGAAAGATATTTCAGACGAATATCGCCGCCTCGCGTCACCATTTCGTAGGAAAGCTTGCCCGGTCGAGCAACGCCCGGATCCCCGACCGCCTTGACGATAGTCTTGCGCGGCAGTCCCGTTTGTTTGGTCAGGTTTCGAATAACCTGCGTCTTTGCCCGGTTGCCCACCTGATTGACGATACGTGGCAGCACGGTCGGAAAGCGCGAATTGAGAACCGCTATCCTCGATCCGAATAGCGAGAGGTGCTTGTCAGCCCAGTGAGCTGTGATCGTAGCCATGGTAGCAAACCTCGATCACTTGCAGGCGCTGCTGCTGAAATAGTCATCCATCGTGCAGAAATGCTTTGCACATCCACTCAGCGCGAAGGCGACCAGCAGCAGTGCGATCAGGACAAACAGTCGATTGTCGATGGATCTGATCATTGGACCGGCCTTTCAACAAAACCGTTTATCCTTAGTACAAACGAAAAGAGCGCCAACAGGCGCTCATCGTTCGGTGAAATCTGGACATAGCTTACGCACTGGCCCTGAATCGATGTCTGCCATTCTGGCAGTCAGGGCGGGGTCCGAGCGCGACCACCTCAGGAACTAGTCCCCACGTTTTACCGTGTATTGAGGTTCACTATTCATACCGGATCATCCCGTGAGCAGATTACGCTCACAATGGTTCGAGAATTGCAATAGGCACTGTCATGGCAACCAGCCTGCCAAAAAGCGAGACCTCGATCACGACAAGTCCATTGCCCTTTGCGCCGCCGGAGACGAG